GGAAGCAGAGGAAGAAACTGAAGTTTCTGATAATGGTGAAGGATGCAAGAGCTATGAAGAGGACGAGGATGAAGAAGAGAAAAAGAAAATGAGCGATATGGCAGAAGAGACCTCACCAGAAGAGGCTACAGGAACTCTGGATCATAGCGAAAAAGCTATGGGAGTTCAGAGCAATCTACAAGCTCGGGTAGCCGAATTGGAAGAAGAACTTGCCAGACAGAAGAAGTTGATGAGAGAGAAGGAGATCTCTGATTTCTGTGAAACTCTCTATGGGGATGGCAAGCTTACTCAGCAAATCGTTCCTAAAACTGATCTAGTACGTTTCATGGAAACTCTTAATAATAAGAATTCTGTGAATTTCTCGGAGTCAGGTAAGACTTCACAATTTGATTTCTTTAAAAATGTCCTTGAGAATCTACCCTCGATGGTTAGTTTTGAAGAATTCGCAACCCAGGCTTCTGCTCCAGCAGCTAAGAAGTCAATCACACCTTCAGCTGATGGTTATATCTACGACCCCTCAACCGCTGATCTCCACGTGCAAGCGTTGGAGTATGCCGAGAGCAAAGGCGTTGAATACACCGTAGCTCTGAAGGCAATTATCTCAGATAACTCATAAGGAGTAAACTAAAATGGCAACTGACCCACGTTATATGTCTTTTGACCACCAGTACGTTGAAACTGTGCAGACTACAACTGCTGTTGAAGCTCACAGATTCGTAAAGCGTAATGGTGCTTATCCCGCTGCCGGCGCTTATGCTGCTGGTGTTAGCGTTTATGCTGCCCCTGGCCAAGGTGAACTCACCGCTAAGGGCTATCAGGTTGATGACGGATCCACCCTCGTTTACGAAGGTCAACTCAATCCTTCCACAACCCCTTTCAAAACTAGCGTATTCCCTTACCAAGGTCTTCTTTCAATCGTTACCTCCGGTATCGTAATTGTCGAAGTCGATGCCGCTTCTGCCGCTTTTGGTGTAGATGACGCTGTGTATGCTACTACTACTGGAACCGCTTCTAAGACCGCCGGTGCTGGCGTTGTTCTTGGTCGTGCTCTTGACACATCTGTGAATGCTACTGCAGGTCAGTACATTCGTGTCAAGCTCGGTAACGAAGCTGGCGCTTGATAGATACTTAAAGGAGAGTAATTAACTATGATGAATCTAGATCAGGTCCGCGTAATTGACCCAATTCTTACGCAACTCGCCCAAGGCTACAAAAATGCTGAAGGCGTAGCTACATTTTTCGCTCCCTCGGTATCTATGAATACCAGAGCTGGACGCACACTCGTTTTTGGTAAGGAGGCTTTTGCGGCTCAGTCGTTCCTCCGCGCTCCTGGAACTAACATCCAGAAGATCCAGAACGAATTCGGAACCCGTTCGTTCGCTCTCCGTCAGGAAGCGATCAGCTGGGAAATCGCCGAAGAAGTCGCTGCTGAAGCCAAGAACGGCGCTGCTCAAATTGACCTTCGTCAGTTTGCCGCTAAAGACGCTGCCAACCGCCTCATGCAGTCCTGGGAAGTTCAGGTTGCTACTATTGTAACCGATTCTACTCAGTATGAGACTGGTAATGTTCTTGATCTTTCTACCTATAATGGTGGTGCTGATCAGTTCAATAGCCCAACTGCTGACGTTGAGGTCCTCATGGACGACGCCAAAGAGCAAGTTCGCTCTCAGATCGGTGTCTATCCTAACAAGATGGTTATCTCACCTGACGCCTTTAACGCCCTCAAGCGTAACAAGCGTATTCGTGACTTCATGCAGCGCGGTGTTCTCGTTGATGAGAAGACCCTTGCTCAGATCTTTGGTCTTGACGAGATCCGCGTAGCACGTCGTCTTAAGCTTGCTGCTGATGGTACTCTTGAGAATATCTACAACAACGTTGCTGTTCTCTTCTACCATCCTTCAGGAGCTACCGATGGCTTCATGCCTGCTCTTGATGCCAACTATGGCAACCCTGCTTTCGCCTATACCTATACCCTCAGTGGCTATCCTATCGCCACTCCTGAGCGCTTCAACATCGAGCGCAGAGTATTCACCGGCGACATCCTTGTTGAGCGTAGCTTCGAGCTCGTTGGCATGGGTGAAAATGGCAAGTGTGGTTCTGGTTTCATCTTCAACAACCCTGTTGCCTGAGCCTAATCACTATAATCTCTTTGAGGCCTTCGGGCCTCTTTTTTTTATGGTGATAAGAAAAAATCTACCTTAGCTTTGAGTTCGTGAAGTTTTGCAATATTTACTTCATAAATTCTATTGCTTAGTGGATCATTATTATCTCCAAAGAGTGTCTCTAACTGTACCTCAAGATGGATAGTTGAGTTTAAATACTCGTCAAGTTTATCGGAGATTTGACGGACAATCTTAGGATCCGACTCGTAGATATCTGAAACTGCCTTTTTAAGGTAAGATACAGTTCTTCTAATTACAAATGTATCTGTTTTTATATTCCTATTTAAGGCCAATTCTAAGGACTTAAGATAGGCACTATGTAGACTCATACGCATAATTATACCATAGTTTAAAGTTCTAGTAGGAATAGACTTAAATTATGCCGAATTCTCCTTATCCAGATAAGTTTGGAGTAGCGGATAATTGTAATCCGGCAACTGTGGATTACTTTATTGAGGTTTTTGGATATCAAGAAGCCGTGGAGTTGTCAAATATTGACAATCCTACCGGCAATAATATCAATTTTGATAAGATCCAAATTGCTCTTAATGATGCTGCGACGTTAATTAATAATTATATACTAACGGCCCCACCTCAAGGGAAGATTCTTATTGCTGGGTCTTATCGTCGTACCCAGGCCATCTTGGCTCGATGGTATTTAGATATTCTCCGCCCACGTCAACAAGTAATTGATGCTGCTGAACAAGCTCTTCAGCAACTCGAATTATGGGCGGCTAAAGCCTCTCCATCCACCGGACTTAAATGGCAAGAAGCGTATCGCTATTGGGGCGGTGCTTGCTCAATGACAAAGAGTTCCTATAGAAGAGGCAGAAGTTTCACAGAGAACTCTACAAATCGTTGGGTTCAAAGAGAAGGTGGAAATAACCGCTTCTTCCAATTCCCACGTAAAGAAGCCATGTCCTCACCACGGACGTACTCAGAGGCCCTTGATGAAAACGCACTTGGCATTGAAACAACAATGCCTGGATCGACTCTTGATATTAATCAACTAGTAGATGCACTTGAATCCACAAGAGATCTCTCTGCGTTTACAAATACTTCAGATGCTGTTGATCCACAAGACGGAGATACACTCAACGCAATAAATACCACGGAAACTGCCGATGGTACATTTAATAACTACGACGGATTACAAACAGGAGACACGTTCTAATGGCAAATCAGACTTACGGCTATGATCCATTCAATCCAGCCGCCCCTGACGGAGCAGGATTTTACCTTGTGGCAGATGGGTCTAGTGGTGGATGTTATTATGGTTCTCAATATGGTGCTCTTAGTGGGAGAATTGGTGTATTCCCAGATGGGAGTGAGTATAAGCAAGATGTGGCCTCTTTAAGACAATATGTAATCGAATTAGAGGCAAATCGTAAGATCCAAGATCTTGCCAATGTGCGTTTTACTCGTAATGTAAAACCTGGAGATGCTTTGCTATATAACTACACAACAGGCTTCTGGGAACTTCAAGATTTTATTAGTGGCGGGGAATTTTAATCCATGCTCTTAGAGATTGAGAATCAACTCCATAAGAGGGTCCATGGGACTCTTGGGCAGAGCGCTGTGGTGATTCGTCTTGCTGAGGAAATCGATGAGTCGGGAAGAGTTGCTGAACAGGCAATGATTATTGTCAGTTTTTCATCCAGCTCTACAAATAACCCAAATAAAGGCGCCTATATTCCTACTATTAGGAATAGAAAGTTAACCTATACCATAACTCTTATTCAGAAACAGACCCAAAGAGAAGGGCATAGTTTTTCTCTCCCCATTCTCGATCTTATTGCCGATTCTGTGACTGGATGGGTGCCAGAGGTGCCAGGTCTTGAGTTCCAGACCGGATTTGAATTAGAGAATGAAAGATTTGTTCAAGTTACCGATGCATCTCAGTTTATTTATGAGCAAACTTACTCTATTGAGGTTCTAGTTGCTGACGGAAGATTCTATTCCCAACCATGCGCTGCATTTGACCCCATCTCCATCGAAGACTTCTTGCCAAAACGTAAATGTCTTTTAGACCCTAATCAGAAGTTTACTGGATTGGCTGTTTGGAGACGGGTCATAAATACAGAATATACAGAGGAGTATATTGTAGAAGATCCTAGATGCCCACGAGGAATATCAGATTCTCTTGAGTTGGAATGTTCTGAGGAATTGGATGGCACAGCTACCTACGAATTTATTCCTAGAATTGCCTATTCAATAGACGATGATGGGACTAGAGTAGTAGATAATACCAAGGTAACATCAGGTAATCTGCAGAAAGTTTGGAAATGTTATAAGGGGAATGTCGATCCTTACCCAGATTGGTTTAAGTTAAAGATAGACTCTGGACTATGGAGAAACGAGGCCGGAACAGTGCCTAATTCAAATCCATTAACCTCCGCGCTCCAAGAAATCCCCTTTGGA